GCATGTATCTGTAATTGATGAACTTGGGCGACAGTTAAAGGCGGCATCTGCAAAAGGGATGCAACATAAAGCTGACGCAATAACTGCGATTATGGAATGTTTTGGACGCCAAGATGGTACACTAAGACAGCAGGGATACGCCACCAACACCATGAAATCAGCAGACGCAGATAAATTAGAAAAAGTTATAAAGCGCCCATCTCTCACATTGGTTGGAATGTCTACACCCTCAGAGTTCATGCAAGCTATTGGCGGTGGTGATGTGGCAAGCGGCCTGCTGAACCGTTTCCTGATCGTCAAATCAGATATCGGCGTCCAGATGTCCCAGAAGAAACGTAGGTCAACAATCTCTGATCGGCTATCAGCTTGGGCAAAGGATCACGCAAATGCAAATGAAGGTGACTTGGATACAGGCAACAGCCACGACATGCCGCCACATCCAATCGAAGTTGCATTTACTAAGGAAGCTGAAGATCTCCTTCGCAAGTACGAGGAGCGTCTAGTAGCCGCAATAAAAAAGGAAACAGGAACTGGTCTGGAGGCCATGTATAATCGTAGCCGCGAAATTGCCATGCGTTTGTCTCTGATCATTGCTCGGTCAATGGGTCAGGATGAAATAAGTGCAGATGCAATGCAGTGGTCAATAGAATATGTGGATTACTATGCACTACAAACTATCGAAATGTTTAGGGCAAACATGGCTGAAGGCCCATTTGAGGCGGCATGTAAAGCAGTATACGCTCGCATTGAAAAGGCTGGATTGATTGGATTAACTGAGCGTGAATTATCTAGAAGCGTATCTGCATTCGCTAATATGGATCGACGCAAACGTGCAGACATTCTTGATGCACTACAGACTGACAGAGGCATTGAGTGTAGAAATCAAAACGAAGGTGCAAAAGGGCGTCCACGCTTCGCTTACTTTTCACCACCAATAAACTAGGAAAGGAAGAACAAGTATGAGTTTATTGCTAAAAATAACTGGATCTGATGGTAGTCAAAAGCGCAACGAAAATGACTTCTACCCAACACCTAGCTATGCAACCGAGGCTTTAATGAACCGAGAGTTATTCAATCAAAAGATTTGGGAACCTGCCTGCGGCGATGGTGCTATCTCTAAAGTTCTAGAGGATAGAGGCCACATGGCAGTCAGCACAGATTTAATTGATTACGGATTTGGTCAGCCTAATGTAGACTTCCTAATGGAGCAGAAGCTCCTTGCACCAGAAATAATCACAAACCCACCTTTCAGCTTGGCACATGAATTTGCTGAGAAGGCAATCGATCTGGGTGTAAACAAATTAGCTTTATTGGTGCGTCTACAGTTCTTGGAGGGTATCAAACGTGGTGAGTTCTTCAGTGTGCATCCACCAGCTACTGTCTGGGTGTTCTCAAAACGATTGTCATTTAATGTCGATGGAAAGTTTAAGTCTGGAGGAGTCATGGCATTTGCATGGTTCGTTTGGAAACGAAACATTAAAGAAACTCAAGTCAAATGGATTATCTAAGAAAGAAAAACAAATGAACAAAATAAAAACACGCGCTGATATATTAGATACCGCCAAGAAATTGGTAACAAAAGATCGTGCCTCTGATCATGGTGACATGGAAAGCAACTTCACTATGATTGCAGATCTATGGTCTACATATACTGGAGCAGATATTAAGCCACACGATGTGGCAGTAATGATGAATTTATTAAAGGTAGCACGCATAAAATCTAATCCAGATCACGACGACAACTGGATAGATTCGTGTGGATATATGGCATGTGGCGGAGAGATTTCAAAAGAATCCGATAAAATGCCGATGATAAACAAGACAACTGGTAAATTTGTATCGTGACCTTCTGGCATGTATTAATTATCTCTTACGCAATTATTCCTGATAGTGGTGTATTTACTACAAAGGAATACATGTACAAAGATTACCAAACTTGCATAAAAGTAAGCGATAGAATTTATCCTTTAATATACAAAGATTATCCTGATAGTATGGCTACCTGCGTTAAAACAAGTGTTATTTCCAACGCGCCAATGCCTAAGTTAAGGCCAAAAAATTTAGGAAAGTAGTCGTGCAAGGCGGCGGTAAAATTCGTATTAATGTTAGCGCATTTGGTAGCGAGTTTACCTGAGTGCCAATTGATCACGTTAGTTTGCCCGTAACGATTGATTTTGGAAACCGCCTTACCTTATTATCATAAACTAACTGAGGGTATCGTCAAACAAAAAAAGACCCACCGTTGCAGTGCGAAGCCTAGCCAAGTGGGTCAGTATGATGAGGTTTTTATTACAGGTGAAATAAAACCTACGAGCAATATTGTATATATATCACAGCGCCAACATGATTACAACAACCATCAATAGTGTAGTCACCATAAGGACGCCTGTTAGAATTTCGTTACCACCACTAAGGCTTATATTTTCTGGTTCCTCGTTGTGTATATCGACGTGGCCTCTTAGGTTAATTGACACCCAATATCCACTCTCAATAGGTATCTCACCGCGCTGGGTGTAAACCCACAGGGCATTGCTACCTTTGCGCTTGCCAGTGTTTTCTTGAACCCAATCTGGGAAGTCTCCATTAAATCCATTAAACTTCCAGCTTTTAATAATCATTATGTATTTTCTCCTAATCTTCTTTAAAAATTTGATTTGCCATTTCCAATGTGATTTCAATAGTCGAAACTTTAAAGTCACAATACAAACAAGACCTTCTACGCCTGACTGTAGCAAAGCCATACAGAATGTGTTCGCGGCTGTCTGGTATCTTTGTTTTTTTCTTGCAGTTAGGACAATTACTTATAGATATTTGTTGCATCACATCACCATCCAAACCAACGCTTAAACCAACTACGCTTTGGCTCTGTGGCAATGTAGGCACGCGCACGTTCTTCAACAGTGGCAATAATCTCATCACGTCCGTCAGGCTCTCCAAACTCAACAGCAATATCTTCTATAGATACCTTTTGACTAACAATACCGTAAGGTATCTCGTTTTGGTATATGCGATTAACTACAGATGAGGGCGTGCGATTTAATGTTTTGGCGATTTCCTTAGTTGGTACTTTAGCTTCGCGCATCAAAACAAGCTCGGCATCGTCCGCCAAGCTCCAATGTTTATATGTTCTATCAGTCATAATGTATTCCTTTTTGAATAGTGGGGAGCCGAAGCCCCCCTGTTTAATATTATATACGCTCTATATCGTGGGTTAATGGTAGATCGCTTCCATCATAAAAATCATCATCTGGATCTAAATCAAAGAAGCCTGTTGCAATTTCTTCCTTTATATACTTAACAGCCGCAACAATTGATTTATCGCCAAAGCCTACGCAATATAATCCAGAAGCCATAAACCCCTTACCTTTTGGAGCGTAGAACACGATACTCCAGAAGTTTCCAATTTTGTCAAATGGATGTATGTAACCATTAAATGCATCCATTATTACGCCATGAGCATCACAAATTTCTTTTAGTTTATCTAAAGTTTTCATACCAATACCCCATCCCATTTAGATGACACTGTAGCGTAACCTGATTTTAAAAGACCTCTCAGATAGCCACGTTGAAAATTACTATCTGGTGGATCAAAATCAAACGAAGCAATTGCCTGATCAACATTGAAGTTAGGCTCATCAACTTCATTTGTAGCCGCCTCACGGCCTATATGATATTCTTGTAAATCATTCATTTCGTATTCCTTTCTAAAAGTTAATTATTTATTTTACTCACACTCAAAGCAAATTTTATCAGTGAAAGTATATCCGTGAGATATTATTGTTGGGATGCCTTTGATGCATTCGACTGTATCTTTTTTTGTAGAACCAAGTCTAACAGATTTACTGAAGTAGCTATCACCTTTGAGAATTTTTGATGAACAGCAAGAGCAAGTATATTCTTTATTTGCTTTGGTAGATTTTTTAGCTTTAGCAATTTTTGTAGCTGTAAACTCTTTGCTGGCAGGATTGATTAGCTTTGCATCAGTCCATTTTTTGTAAGCATTTATAACTACAATTCTTTTGTCATTGCCTTTGAAGCTATCAGTAGTTCCTGTTTCAGTGTGTGTTACTTGGAAGTGTGTCATTATACTATTCCTTTTATTTCTCTCTATATATACTGTATATAGTGTATGAACGCTAATTGCAATACCTTTAGCAAATAAATATTACAGTATGTGCAAATTAATTTTAAATCGATCAAGAACGGATTAAGAAATATTTCATGCTAACGGCGTTAACATGATTTTTATTTATGGCAGTATTTATGGCAGTATTTTTGGCATACTATTTTTAGGTATTTTTACCAATAAAATAAGGGCGAAACCGATTTTTGGCATTTTTGGCATATATGGCATGTACCCCCTAATACACCCCCCCCATATTTTTACCCCCCATACCTATACCTGTGGGGGAGAGGGGAGGGGTATGACAGTATGACAATAATAATAATAATATATATATATATATAATATACCTATAAGAATAAGGAGTATCAGTAAGATCATTTATGGCAGATTTGGTATATGCCAATAATATGACATAAATGCCATTAATCAAAAATCTACTGCTATTGATGGCGTAGGGGTTATAGTCTATGATTTCCTCCATACAGCTCACCACTGCAAGAAAGGTTGCATCAAATGGCAGACGCCAAAATTAAAAATCTAGTCGGTAGACCGAAGTTCGAGATCACCGATGAGGTTTTAGATAAAGTTCAAAATCTTATGACCAAGGGATTAACGAAAGAACAGGCCGCTGGAATGCTAGGCGTTTCACTTTCAACTTTCATGCTTCATCAGTCGCAAAATTCGGAATTTTCGGATGCTATTAAAAGAGGGCAGGCTCAAGGAATTGACGCCGTGACTAACGCTCTCTTTGAAAATGCCACTGTGGATCGCAACGTGCCGTCCATGATATTCTTCTTAAAGAACCGAGCAGGTTGGGTAGATAAGACAGAAACAAAAATTCATGAGGATAGAACTTTAACCCTCGACTTAACAAGGATTGGCACAGATGAACTCACAGCAATTGAACACGCTTTTATCAAATCTAACGCTGGAACAGGTCAGAGCCGAGAAATACCGCAGATCATTGAGGGAGTTTACGAAGGCGTCATGGGGGACGATTGAGCCGGGGGTTGAATTTAAAAACAACTGGCACATCGACGCAATATCTGATCACCTTCAAGCTGTAGTCGAGGGCGACATCAAACGCCTGATCATTAACGTACCGCCTCGCCATATGAAATCTATTAGCGTGGCTGTCGCTTTGCCAGCGTGGACGTGGGCGCACCAACCTCAAAAAAAATTCTTATATGCATCCTATGCATCTAGTCTGTCGATCAGGGACAGCACCAAGTGCAGAAGGTTAATCGACAGTCCGTGGTATCAGGCGCACTTCGGCGATAAGTTTAATTTGACCGACGATCAAAACCAAAAGCAGAGATTTGAGAACGACAAGACAGGCTATCGAATCGCAACGTCAGTTGGTGGTGCGTTAACTGGTGATGGTGGTGACATAATTTGTATCGACGACCCACATAACTCTATTGAAGCAGACAGCTCTAAAGTGCGTGAGGGTGTGTTAGACTGGTGGGATCAGGCCATGCAGACACGGCTCAACGATCCTAAGACTGGTGCGTTTATAATTATTATGCAAAGATTACACGAGCAGGATCTAACAGGCCACGTCTTGGCAAATCAACTTGGTGATGAGTGGGATCACCTAATGTTGCCTGCTCGGTACGAAGTAGGCGCTCCGAATCCGATGAAGTCGTCACTTGGGTTTACAGATCCACGCACCAAGGAAGGTGAGTTGCTGTGGCCTGATCGTATTGACGAGAAAACTTTATCAAACCTTGAGCGCAGTCTTGGATCATATGCCGCCGCTGGTCAATTACAGCAACGTCCATCTCCAAAGGGTGGCGGAATACTTAAAGCATCGTGGTGGGTTCCGTGGGATGGTGACCTCCCAGAAGTCGAATATGTTTTACAGTCATGGGATACAGCGTTCGAGGCCAAGGAAAGCTCTAGCTTTAGTGCTAGGACAACTTGGGGAGTGTTTCGTCACAAGGGCGCAATGTGCGCCATCGTTCTAGAATGTTGGTACGACAAGGTCAGCTACCCAGATTTACGAAAAATTGCACAGCAATCATATGACGATTGGGAGCCAGACGCTGTGTTGATCGAGAAGAAGGCGTCAGGTCAATCTTTACTACAAGATTTGCGTATGGCTGGTGTGCCTGTTGTAGCCTATTCACCTGACCGAGATAAGGAAGCTAGAGCGCATGCAAGCTCCGCTCTTTTAGAAGATGGAAGAATTTACTACCCATCTGATAGAAAATGGGCTAAAGATTTAATAGACATTTGCGCCGCATTTCCTGCACACCCAAATGATGACGTGGTGGATACATGCACACAGGCGTGGTTGCGATTGAGAAAAGGATGGTTCGTTGGGCATAGTGAAGACCCTGAAGATGACGAGCCAGTACAAACACAGAGGATGACAATGTATGGCTGATCCAAATATTATACCTTTTGCTGAAGGTGCGCCAAGCGATGATCTAATGATTGAGGAACTCGCAGATGGCGATGTCCTAATAGGTGACCCTGAATTAGATATGATGGATGAAGTCGATACGGCTCAGTTTGATATAAATCTAGCCGAAGCAATGGACGACAAAGAACTTGCACGAAAAGCGCAGGAGTTAGTTGGCTATTACGAAAACGATGAGCAGGCTCGATCTGAGTGGAAGGAACGCTACAAGGAAGGGCTTAAAACGCTTGACCCTGATGGCGGAATGCAGGAGAGCGAAGAAGAGCGAGCAACTCGCGGTCTGTCTGTCGTTGTCCACCCACTAATTGCTGAAGCCGCTACACAATTTAACGCCAAGGCAATCGCAGAGCTGTACCCATCAGGTGGCCCAGTTAAATCGGTTATCGTTGGTAGCCCAGACGAAGAGCTAGAGGAGCAAGGTCGCAGAGTTCGTGAATTTATGAATTACCAGATCACACAGGAAATGCCTGAGTATTTCCCTGATCTAGACCAAATGCTATTTCACCTGCCACTAATCGGTCACACCTTCAAGAAGGTTTGGTGGAACGTAAACATGGATCGTCAATGCTCTGATTTTGTTAAGGCTGAAGACTTCGTGGTCGCTCCAGAGAGTAAAGACTTATATACGTCACCACGATACACGCACATTATCCGTATGCCAAAGAACGACTTCAATCGTTACGTCCAGAATGGATATTACCTGCCAACCAAATATGCTGGCGGAGATTCACTAGATCCATCTGAAGATGTGATTGGTGAAATCGAAGGCGTTGATCAGTACGATGATAGCAATGACGATGTAATGACACTGCTTGAAATGCACGTCTATGATTTGTTTGATGGGCTAGATGGCGAATCAGAGAATGACGATGATCGAGATGATAATGCAGTAGCACTGCCATATGTCATCACAATCGACTATGACAATCAAAACATTGTAAGTATTCGACGCAACTGGAAACAGGAAGACGAGCTAAAGCAACGCAGAGATTGGTTTGTATCTTACAAGTTTTTACCCGGTTTAGGTTTCTACGGCTTCGGTCTTTACCACATGATCGGTGGATTAGGTAAGGCGGCGACAGGATCACTTCGTGCATTGCTAGATAGCGCCGCGTTCTCAAACATGCAGGGTGGCTTTAAGTTGCGTGGTCGTGTCCAAGGCGGAGACATGCAGATTAACCCCGGTGAGTTTGTAGATATCGACAGCACAGTTGACGACATCAATAAAGCTATTATGCCATTGCCGTTTAAAGAGCCAAGTGGATCTCTGTTTAATTTGCTAGGCTTTATGGTTGAAGCTGGTCAGAGATTTGCAAGTACAGCCGACTTAAACGTTGGCGATGTTAATCCAAATGCACCAGTTGGATCAACAGTTGCACTAATCGAGCAGGGATCAAAGGCATTTAGCGCGATACACAAGAGACTACACTACGCGCAAGGCCAAGAGTTTAAACTACTTGCGGCTCTAAATGCTGAGAATCTACCTGACGAATTTACTTTCTCACAGGCTGGAGCTTCAGATACAATATATCGATCTGACTTTAATGATCGAATTGACATCATACCAGTAAGCGATCCAAACATATTCTCGACAGCCCAGCGCATTGCACAGGCACAAGCTGTGTTAGAAATGTCACGATCTGCGCCACAGTTCCATAATTTATATAATGCATACAAGCGCATGTATGAGGCGCTCAGAATACCAAACATCGACGAAATCTTAGAGAAGCCAGCGGAAGCTGTGCAGATGGACCCAGTTGATGAAAACATGAGCGTTATGTATGGCAAGCCAATCCGCGCATTCCCAGAGCAGGATCACGATGCACACATTGCGGTTCACATGCAGTTTATGCAAGACCCATCACTGGCAGGCAATCCAGCGGCACAAAAAACAATGGCTCCAGTTCTTATTGCTCACATTGCTGAACACATTGCATTGCTATATCGACAGCGTATGGAAGAGGGCATCAATATGGAAATGCCTCCACTGCCAGACTTCAAAGATCCTAAGTTTAAGTTCAATGATGTTGACCCAGAGATGGATCGCTTGATTAGCCAACGTGCGGCTCAAGTTGTTCAGGCTTCACCGCAGATGAAACAGATCGAAGCTATGAAGGGCATGATGGGAGGCCAGCAAGGTCAAGGCCAAGGCAATCCACTGCAAATGGCAACTGAACTTGCTAAACTTGAAACCGAGGCACTCAAGGCTCGAACACAAGCACAAATTCAGGCGGATCAGGCCAAGGCTAAATCTAACATCGAGATCAAGCAGGCTGAAGCGCGACAGGACATGGAAATTGAAATGGCGAAGGCACAAGCTGACATGCAGGCTAAGATTGTTAAACTAGAGGCGGAACTACAGCTTGAGCGAGAGAAAAACGCGGCTAAGATACAAATGGAGGCAATGAAGAATGTACCCACCATCATATAATTTGCCACCTATTAATCCTGCGGCTTTTGGCGGATTACCGCAAGAAAGACCACAGGGTGCGCCCCCACCGAACTCCCAAGGTGGGGGTCAGCAACCACCAATGGATATGAACAAATACCTAATGGATAAAGTGGCTGAGATTAAACGGCGTATGGGTGGAGGAGATATGGGTGCGTTAAGTTCTATTGCATCAGCTATGCCACAAGCTCCAACAAATCCACAGCCACAACCACAGCCAATGAGGGCGTAATGAAAAGTTATTATGGCAGTGTTGGAATTAATGTTGGTAATAATTCTCGTTTGCAGTATTCTGACAGCAACAGAGGCGATCCCACGGTTAACTTTAATTACAATCGGAAGTTTTAATAATGAACAAACCTTTCTCAACTATAAATATTAAATCTCCAGTCTTTATGTGTTTTGGGGGTGAAGGTGCTACGTCAGGTGGTAGTTCTGGTGATGGCAATAGAGGGTCTAGCTCTAACGTATCATCGTTTGCTACGTCTAACAGCGTAGACTTATCACCTGATAAT